ATTCTTGACGCTGCGGATGCAGAGGGTCGAGAACTTACTTCAGAGCAACGAGAGCAAGTAGACAACATGCTTGACGACTCTGATGCAATCAAGGCTGATGTGGATCAACGCATTCGCCTCCAAAAATGTGGCGAAATGCTTGAGGAAGTAGAAGCCAGAAAATCTGCTCTTGCAATTGCTCAACCACAAAAAAAAGAAGGGGCAAGGGGCATTCGCTCAGAAGAATATAGTAATGCGTTTTGGCAATATCTTCGTGATGGCGAACTGTCGCTAACTCCAGAACAGCGTGCTGTAATGGTTGAGGGGACAAACACTGTGGGTGGTTTTGCTGCACCAATGTTTGATTTTGGTCAAGCCACTTTGCAAGACATGATTATTGAAACAATGGATGCTGCATATAACTTCCAAGAATATGCAACACGCATTACCATTGGTGGTGAGATCAATGTCCCTGTACAGAATGCTGTTGGCGATGCAACGTGGACGGCAGAAAATGCAGATGCAACTGAGGCTGAAACTACGTTTACTCAACTCAAGTTTTCCCCATACAAGGCGACTAGAATTGTACAAATTTCACGCGAACTTTTGGCTGACTCGTATGTCGATATGGCATCCTTTATGGCTGGCATGTTCGGTCGTTCTTTTGCGACACTTCTGAATGCCGCTTTTGTTAATGGCGATGGCTCAAGTAAACCAACAGGTATTACCGATGCTTCAGATGAGGCACTTACTGCCGCAGGTACAGACGAAGTTACTTGGTCAGAACTACAATCACTGTACTATTCGTTGAAAGAACCCTATCGAAAAAATGGGACTTGGATGTTCAACTCAACAACTGCTGCCGAAATCCGCAACCTAACAATCGGTGATGCGGGTTATATCTGGCAACCTAGTGGACAGTTGGGGCAGCCCGACTTGTTGCTTGGCAGACCAGTGGCTATCAACGATGATTGTGAAGCATCAACTACTGGAAATAAACCAATTCTGTTTGGTGATCTCAGTTATTACTGGATTACTTGGCGCGAAGGAATGGACTTTCAACGTCTTGATGAATTGTTTGCTGTTGCGGGAAATATCGGACTCCGAAGCGAACTCCGCGTGGATGGTAAATTGACTTCAGGCGAAGCAGTTAAGCACATCATCATGGCTTAATCTTAAGCCCCCTTTATGTCGAAAGACATATTTTAATAGTGGTGGGGGGCGGCTCTTTGGAGTCGTCCCCTGAACCACACTAGGAGAACCAGACATGAGTTTATATGAAGTGATAAAAGTGGGATGTGGGAAAAGTGGAGGGCTTTATTACCCTGTTGGTAAACAGGTCGAAGTCGATGATGACTACGCGGTGCATTTGGTTGCACGAGGCATCCTTAAACCCGTGGAAGTAAGTAAGCCAAAAGTGGTAAGAAAAACAAAGGTATCAAGAAAAGAAACAGCAGAGCTGCAGCCGCCAGCAATGGAAACGGCTGAGTAATGAGTCTAGTAATTACAGTAGAACCGGCAGAAGAGCCTGTAACCACTGCTGAAGCCAAGGATCACATGCGGGTGGATACATCAGATGACGACACCCTTATTGATGGACTTATTACTGCTTCAAGGTTGTACGCCGAGAATTATACGAACAGGGCTTTTGTAACCCAAACACTTGCGTTAAGGCTTGATGCTTTTCCCGCATCGCAGATAAATCTCCCAAGAGCGCCTGCCGCAAGCGTTACCTCAATTCAATATATTGATGGAGATGGTGCAACGCAAACGTGGTCGAGTGCCAACTACACCGTTGACGCATATTCAAAGCCTGCAAGGGTTTTGCCAGTATATGACGAGGATTTTCCAAGCACACGCGCCGAGATAGATGCTGTCACTGTTACCTTTGTGGCTGGCTATGGCGGTGCATCTGCTGTACCGGAAGGATTAAAGTTGGCGATCAAGACACTGGTTGGTCACTGGTATGAAAACAGAGAGGGATCAACTTACCAACACAAAGTCCATCTTATTCCACTGGCAATTAACGCACTACTAACCCAATTTAGAATCCCACAATTTCTATGAGAGCAGGACGATTAAGACATCGTGTGGCTATACAAACACAAAGTACAACTTTGGATGATTATGGTCAGGCCACGAGTGGCTGGGCAACAGACAACACTGTTTGGGCTGCCGTTGAGCCGGTTAGTGGCGCTGAACGAGACATTGGTGAGGGGATGGTTGGCATTGTTACACACCGAGTGGTCATGCGGCACATCTCCGGTCTTGATCCGAAGATGCGATTGTTGTTCGGCGCAAGAGCGTTGAACATAGAGTCGGTCTTAAACATAGATGAACGCAACGAGCGAATGACAGTGTTCTGTAGGGAAGAGGTGTGACATGGCTATGGATATAGATGTAAAGATATTCATAACGGGTAGCAAAAAACTTGATAAGCGGTTCAATCGCTTAGAAAAAAGGGTGCGAGTAAATGCTATCCGTAGAGGGATGCGTAGGGGAAATAAACTTTTTAGGTTGGCTGGAAGAAGTAATGCTCCCGTACACACGGGCCGGCTCAAGAAGGCTATAAAAAGTAAGGTGTCTAAGAAGTTTGATGTTATTACAGGCACCACTTATGTGGAAAGTGGCAAGGGTACCAAGAACGATGCTTTTTACGCCACCATGGTAGAATTTGGTACAAAAACCCGTTACAAAACTAGACCGATTTATCATCCCGGCGGCAAGTCCTCTTGGATCAGGACAGACAAGACTGGTAAAATAGTACCCAAATTCTCAGTGGGGAGATACCAGCCTCCATCCAGATTTATGACAAGAGCATTTCTTGATAACAAAGATGCGGTCATTGCCGCCTTCCAAAAAGAAATTAGAGATACTGTCATTAAGGAGTTTGGACTCTAATGGCTGCGTTAGAAATAGCAATGCGAACCCTGTTGGTTGATGACGCAGATGTAGATGCTCTGGTTGACGGTCGCATATATCCCGAACACAGACAGCAGGGCGAGGATTTTCCTGCCATTGTCTACCAACTTGTTAATACGAATCCACAAAATTCATTAACGGGTGGCGTAAGTCTGACACGGGCATTTATGTCTTTTGATAGTGTTGCTGAAACATATTCAGGCGCTAAAGACTTGGCTACGAAGGTTCGGGCTGCAATAGCAGACTATTCGGGGACAAGCGAGGGGATAGTAATAAAAAGTTGTTTCCACAATGGAGACACGGGGATTGTTGAAGATTCACAAGTCGCAGGAGACCGGGGTGTATCCCGAATCGTGAGCGACTATTTAGTATGGTACGAGAGTTAAGAAACTAGGAGAATTTAGTTATGGCTGCAATTACAGGAAATGGAGCAAAGTTTTATTGGAATGATACGGCTGGTGCATCGCCAGCAACAACAGAAATTGGGCAGATAATGTCATTGTCTGGGCCGAGCATTTCTGTTGCGACAATAGAAACAACAGATTTGCAAGATACTGCAAAGACGTTTATTGCAGGAATGTATGATGGTGGAGAGGTTACATTTGAAGTTGCCTATGACCCAGACAGCGAATCGTCACCAGATTCAAATCAACACGAAGTGACAGCAGACATGCTTACTGGCACTCAGGGTAATTGGAAAGTGGAATGGTCTGATGGCAACTCTATTTATGGAGTGGGACTCGTTACATCATTTTCAGCAACAGCAGCAATTGATGATAAGTTGACGGCAAGTTTTACAGTCAAAGTAAGTGGTGGTGTGACCTTCGTGGTAGCATAATAATATGTTAGATAAAAAAACTATCCTAAAGTCTGATGATCTCCCAAGAGAACGTGTCACCGTCCCGGAATGGGGCGGCGACGTGTTCGTTCGAACACTTACTGGTACTGAACGCGACAGCTTTGAGCAGTCGATGCTTCGGGGCAAAGGCAAGAATCGAGAAATGAATCTGTCGAATATTCGTGCGAGATTATCTGTACTTACAATATGTACAGAAGATGGAACACGTTTGTTTGAAGCAAAAGATATAGACGCACTGGGCAAGAAGTCTGCATCTGCATTGGATCGAATCTTTGGTGTTGCACAAAGGCTTAACGGCCTAAGTGGTGAAGATGTTGAGGAACTAGCGGGAAACTAAAGAGCCGTCCAGAGCGGCGCTTCTATTTTACGCTGGCCTTAGCATTGGGAATGACTGTGAAAGAATTACTGTCAAGATGTGATTCATACGAACTGGCTGAATGGGCTGCATATCATTCGATAGAGCCTATCGGTGGTATTCGTGGTGATTTGCAATCGGGAATTATTGCAAGCACAATCGCAAATGTAAACCGGGGCAAGAATTCAAAATCCTTTTCACCCTCAGACTTCATGTTGATTGGGAGAGAAGAGGAAGAGGCGCAGACAGAAGAAGAT